TCGTGTACTGAGCTGGGCCACGGTACGCTTCGTTGAGCCATTTAGTGCGGGCCTGCACGTCTGCAAGCATACGAGCGCCATCAGAGCTGCTGTACTGAGCGTATTCCTTCCACATGTGCTCGAGAGCCATGTAGCCAAGCCAGCCTGGCACTACCTTCTCCTCGCCAGTGTGGATGAGGAAAGCACGTTGTGCACCACGGATGGTGGTGTTGGTGTACTCGTTAGGCTGGATATGCTCCTCGTCATCGATGTGCATATATGCGAACCCTGATGGATACGGAGCGTTGTTCTTAATAACCACCATATCGTTCGGCTTGAACATAGCATACACAATGTCACGGAACGTATCACCGTCCACAGCCTGAGTCGTTACAGCGTTGCCAAGGATTTGATCCTCGGTCAGCCCCTTATTGATTTGATCCAGATTCATCTATTTTCTCCTTTCACCTTATAGTTGATCTGCAAAGTAATCTGCAATGTCAGTCAGACTGGCATTTTTACCAAAAGCCTTAGTGTTGTACTCTGGGCGATTGGCTGATGTTGTTTTATTTGCTACACGGCTAGCAGTTTTCTCCCGTGATTTGTCTTGGCTAGAACGTCGCTTGTCGTCCTCTGTCTCAAACTCTTTTGGGTTCTTAGCCTTGTAGATGAGGCCAGCTGTGTACGAGCTGATGTTCTCACCCTTGTGCTTGCGGTTGTACTCATCGCGAAAGTCAAGGATCTTATTTACTAGTTGCACGCTAGGGTCAGTGTTAAACTCCTCTGTGCCTGGCTTAGCCTTGATCTTTGGCACGATGCCGTCATCCTGGAGGCGATCCACGTCAGCAATGATAGCGTCCAGCTCTGCCTTCTCTTGCTCTGCCTTGGTTGTCTGCTCGCGATCAGAGGTGATCTTATTCATAAGCTTTTCTGCCTTGGAGCTTTGGGCGCTCATAGCACTGTAGAACTGCGCCTCTGCACGCTTGCTGGCAAACTCAAAGTCGTCTGGTAGCTGTGTAGGTAGCTTGACTGAAAGCTCCTCACCGTCCTTGCCCTTCACAGTAATGTAGTCGAGGCTGTTGTAGATGAACTTCTCCTCTGGTGTAGATTTGTTCCAGAGCTTCTCGTCAATCTCGTCTGGGCGCTCTTCCCATGGCTGAGGCTTGTCGTCTTTTTTGGGCTCTTCCTTTTTGTCTTCTGCCACCTTAAGGCCACGACGCTCAAGCTCTTTTAGAAACTCTTCGTCAGAGAGCCCTTGTGCTTTCGGCTCTTCCTCTGATTCTCCAGATTTTTTTTCGTCTGGTTCATCCTCTGGAGTCTCTTCCGACTCGTCGTCTTGCGTTTCGGTGGTGTCTTCACCCTCACCGTTGTTTTCCTCCTCTGTGGTAGGGTTATCTTGTTGTTCCTTCGCCTCATCAGTTGTTTCCTTGTCGTCCTGGTCTTGGGCTTCCGCCTTCTCAACCAACGCGTCAAAGTCCATCTCTGATAGGTCTGTGTTTGATGATGCCAATGTAAACACCTCCATTATGTTTAGTATATGTATGAATTATACCGAAATGGAGGTGGTTATGTCTATAGCCCGAGACCGGAGAGGATACCGCTTGTGCCTTGATCCTGCACGCCGCCTAGGTCGCCTATGGGCTGTGCTGGCTGATCAGGGATAGGTTGACCGTCTACTGGTGGTTGCTGGCCCTGCATCGCTTCTGGTGGCATCTGAGATGGGTCTACAGGCATTTGTGGCTGAGGCTCTGGAATCTCTGGGCTTGTAGGCATACTTGGGTCTACGAGTAGCCCTTGGTCGCTAGCCTCCTGGAGCTTCTCACGCTGGCTAAGGCTAAGCACTTCTTGGTCAATGTGAGCTAGGAGCTTCTGCTGGAGCTTCGGGTTAGCCATCAAGAACTTGTCAGTCTGGAGTTGCTTATTATGGGCTAGGATATGCTCTGGTGTCACGTCATCACGTGGCTTAGCGTCGAACCCGTTCATGATGACTGCAAAGTCAATGTAGGCTTCCTCATCCTGCACCTCGCTACGCACCTCATCCACGAGCATGTTCGGATCAGTCTTGAACTTGACCAAGCTCTCATAGCGCTCGCTCGAGTCCTTAAGGCCAAGATCCTTGAACAGGTTGTATGGATCAATAACACCAAGCTCTGCCAGCTTGACTGCAATATTCTCACGACGGCTTTTGTCCATGCTAACGGTGCTACCTGGCGACACAGCAATCACAGCGTTGTCTGGTATAGTCTCGCGGGACAGCTCTACGTGGATAAAGTTACCATCAGTGTCACGGCCAGAGATTTTGTGGTTCTTACTGTAGTATACCTTCATCATCTGTACGAGCAGCTTAAAGTAGCGATCGAGCATGTTGTCAATCTCACGCACAATCTCATCCTGGCGGCCTGAGGCTTGGCTCTGCATCATCTGTGCTTCACCGAGCGTACCAACATCACGCTTCGAGTCATCACCACGGAACTGAGACGGCGTACCAAGGATGTTGTGGATGCTGTTCTTAATGTCCTCTTTGTCCTGTAGTACGTAGTTAGGTAGCAAATGAGCTGGAATTTCACCGTAAGCGTTGCTGATAGGCTCATCCTCACGAATATCGAGCACAACAGACTGGTTAGGCTTGCCTGTGAGCTTCTTGGCGTCATCCTCTGAGATAGCACCAGAGCGGAACACCTTGATGCTGTTGGCTGTGTCAGCGTTATCGATGATCTGGCGTCCACGACGGTTCAGGATGTTCTGGAGAGGAATAGCCTGCTCGATAGGCGATGTTTGGTCAATCATGTGGCTGCCATCGTTCAGGTAGTTACAGAAGGTGTACGGCTTTGTGGGCTTGTCTGTGTAGTTACAGATAGCAACACCCTTGTTGTCGTACTCGTACATAGGGCTGAGCTTCTTGTCTAAGATGAGGTTGTTGAAATACCAAGCGACACACTCACGTGGCTCACCAGTGGTAGTGTCTGTAAACCAAATCTCGTTGTAGGCTACGACAGTGCTGAGGAGCTTCTGAGTCTTACGCACGAAGCCAAGCTCGTTCATAATTTCCTTCTCTTTCTCTGGGAATTTAGACATGAGAATGTCTACCGTGTCCTCACACACCTCACAAATAAAGCGAGGCTCTTCATCTAGCTCTGCATTACGGTCGAGAATAACTTTCTCTGGGTTGAGTGCCTTAGCTTCAATCTCCTTACTGAATGGGTTGTACATGAGCTTGATAACGCCAACACGCTTAAGGGCGAGGTTCTTGGCTGCTACCTTAATCTTGCGTGAGAGGCGCACCTTTTGGCTATGCAGGTCGACTGCGCTCTCTAGGCGTGTAGCGAGTGTCTTGCTAGCTGGAGAGTCGTCCCCTGGAGTAATCTCACACCCTGGGTCACGAGCTGATACATAGGCGATAACGGCCTGGATACCAACGAATAGCTGGTTGTCCCGGTAGTCTGCCTGGTGGTAGTAAAGCCTGTCACTGTCCTGCTTGCCTAGGTAGTAGCGTTCGTTCTGCGCCCGTACGTTGCGTAGATTGAACCCGCTCCTGCTATTCCAGTAGGCTTCTGAGTCGTTCACCCAGTACTTGAAACGCCGTACAAGCGTGGCGTCGTCTACTTCGTCGATAGATAGGGCATCACGCTCATCAATCACACCAGTGCTGGTTGTAATGTCGTCCACCCTAGGGTCTTTAAATACTTTTTCTTGATCGTTCATGCTATGTCTCCTATTTGTCTCTATCATACAGCAAATAGAGCGCCAGAGACTAGCCTTTATGTGAGCTTATCTGTCTCTACCGCTGTTGCAATATCAATTCCAATGTCTTTCGCCTCTACTCTGCCACCTGGCTGCATAGTAAATGATCGCTTGGTGAGCTTCTCAATTCGCTTTGCTGCGTTGATCAACACACCATACTCACGGTTAGCCGTCATGAGCGTATACATGAGCGAGTCTAGGGCGTGGTCTACGTTGTTCGGGTCAAGCTCCTCACCACCAGACTCCTTGGCGTATATGATGGTAGGGAGCGTGTCGATGAGGTATGAACAGTACTTGCTGAATATGAGGCCTGGCTTACCATCAGACTTATTAGCGAAAGCACTATGGATCATCTGCACTGCTGCTTGCTTCCTATCTTTCATGAGCTTATCAGCCCGTACAATGCGTGGTCGCTTCTCATCTGGTGCAAGACGGGTGAATGTATCGTTTAGCACCTTAGCGATGGTCTCTGAGCCTCCTAGGTGACTGTAGGCGTCATGTGGGAGAGCTATCAGGTCTACTGGGTCTTTGAGATACATTTCTACAATCCTCTCACACCAGTACTCTTTAGGCTTGTGGTTACCGTGCAGCTCACGGTAGATAAATGCTCTGTTCTCCTTCTCCGTGATATTGTCAAACATAGCCCACAGCAGTACGCACTCATCGTTGTAGCCCCAGTCCATTCCCATGACACGGTAATTGCTGTCGAATGCTTCTTTCGTAACTCCCCACTCACTGAACTTGGTGTAGGTATGCTTGCTCTGCCGAAACTCCTCAAACACAGCGCCAAACTGGATGTCCCAATCACCAAAGCGCCAGGCACGGTACAGCTCTGGGTCTGAGTCCTGGAGAGAGTCGAGGTACTTCACGTAATCTGGGTCGTTCTCGAGCAGGAATGGGTTGGAGTCAATCGTGGCTGGTATGTAGGCACGCCAGATGCCTGTGCGCTTATCTATAACGATCTGCCAGTGTGTGACTTGTTTCTTACCGTATATGTCTACCCAGGGATACTCCATCTTGAGCACTTCTGCTCTGTCTGGGTCTGGTGCTACGAAACGTTTCTTTACCCAGCCCATGCCTGCACCACCTGGGTTGGTTGTAGCAAACACCTGAGGGTATAGGTCTTTATACTTGCTACGAGCTGAGCTAATGAGCTTCTCGTAGCGTCCCTCGTCTGGTATCTGAGTTAGCTCCTCGATATTGATACGGCAATACTCATGCCCCTGGTACTTTGTGTAGGCTTCAGCGTCGTGAAGGTGGCCACCAATGACACGACCACAGCCTCTAGCAGAGAGCACCATAGGGTTACGGCGTAGCTTAGCGCCAAATGGCTGGAGAGCTGCTACAGCACGCTCCTCAAAGTCTGCTAGGTCTCCTGCGTCTTTACGAATGACAAGCTGGCGTGCCCTGGTATCACCAAAACGGTCACCTATAGTAGCGATAGATACATCTGTCTTGCCTCCACCACGTGAGCCACCGAATAATATCTCGCGGAATCTCTTGTCTCGTGATAACGCTATAGCGAGCTGCTGAGGGCCTGGTAGTGGTAGCCAGTAGCCCTTCTCTCGTAGCTCATCATACGTTGCTTTGTTTAGTACGGGCCAATGCGACTTGCTCATCAATCCAATCCGTTGGTAGTGTTGGTATAATAAAGCCTCTCATGATAGTTTTCATATCATCGCTGGCGTCTATCCCAATCTCTTGCTTGGCTTTGCCTTCTGTACGGTCTGCCACCTCTTTGGCTTCGGCTAGGCCTTCTGAATCTCCCTTGTAGGCACGTTTAACACGCACGAGAGCTGTCTTTTGGAATGGAGTAAGCTCATCGCCCTTTTTCTCAAATTCCTCTAGCTCTTTGAGTGTCATACGGCCTAGCTTGTTGTACCAGTATGAGATGCTGGTGTCTTTTGACCAGCGGCCTGTGCTGCGTAGCTCTGGATGATCTTGAAACCCACCTATTCCAGTTGGGTTATTGTGCTTTGCTGGCTTTGTATACTTCCGTTTTGGTTTTCCCAGCTTGGAGGGGGATTCCTTAGTCATGCACTCATTATAAGCATTTCCCTTATGAATAACAAGAGGAGAGGCCTCGCAAACCTCTCCTAGAGTGTGTTTTTGTAGTGTTTGTGTGTTTATCTCTGCTGTACTACCCACAGTACAAGAGCCATAGTAATAACCCATACTACTAGCTTGAACAGGTTGTGCCCCATGTTTGTATCATTACTCTCTATCTCTTCTTGACTAATGATCCTATAGTCGTATACTGCTTCTTTGTCTTTTAGCAGATTAGTGATAGCTGTACCGTTGTCTAATGCCGTAGTAGTATAGATACTCCATTTATCGCTAGGGTTGTGCTTGTAGAGTAGGTGGTAGTGGTACATTAGATTATCCTTCCTTTCCCTGGGTGCCTGTTTATGAGCTGGTAACGCTGGTAGGCTTGATCATGCAGGGCGATGCTAGCGGTATCACGTGTGTGTCGGGTGGTGAACGGTTCAGAGGATGCTTTATCTAGAAGGCGCACATCTTTTACCGATAGATTCTCTGTGCCGTCTGGGTCGAACTTTAGTTTTAAGGCGTAGGCTGCCTCATCTGGGTTATTAGCTTTTACTATGCGGGATAGTGTGCCTTTTAGGCTTTTACGGCGGTAGGTGATCATGTATGGTTTCATTTTAGTCTTTTGTCGATTGGCTTAATTGTTATCTATGCTTTATTTAAACACTGTGAATAAGAGGATAGGGTGGACTACTAGCCCAAGGAATAGCAGCACTACTTTTATGAGTGTTTCAAGTTTAGTGCTCGATATGGGGACGCCGTTGCAATGAGTCACATAGTCAACCTTATTCATGTCTCTCATCCATCTCTTTACCTTACTCATCATCCTCTCCTACACGCTCTACGTTAATGATACGGTAGCTATATGGCTTGCAGCGGTTACGTTCGAGGTTACGGAGTGCAACACGTGCGTTTTCTGCTACTGTCTTGTATTCCTCTTTCTGGCTTCGGCTGAGTCGCTTGTACTCGATTGTGTATAGATACATTGTTAGTTCTCCTTTTCTCGTTTGGTTAGTGGTTCGTATGCTCGTTTGAGTTGCTTGCTGTTCATTGCTAGCTCGATATTGCTGAGAGCTTCGTCTAGGTAGTCTGTTGCGTTGTCGATGTAGTATTTATCATCTACAAAATCTCGGAGGAGTTGGATGCGGTACTTCATGTCCTTTAGCTCCCAGGACTCCTCGTAGAGACGCTTCTTGATCTTCCAGTTCTGCATTACTACTCCTAGAGGTTCTTGAACGCTACTACTGATACGTCTGATGAGCCGTTGCTTAGCTCTGTGACACGGAGCAAGCTAACCTTCATAAACTCGTCTGGGTCTGCTGCTGCGACTGCGTAGTCAAACTCATTGATAGCGTCATACTCTGAGCTAATATTGGATGATTCTTGGCTGTCTTGGTATTCATACTCACTAATGAGTGGATTCCATACGTATACCTCTCCGAGCCTTGTGGTTGCTTCAATGGTGTAGTGTGTATAGATTGACATTGTGGCTTCTCCTCTTTGCCTTATGTTTATGTTTGTATTGTACACCTTGCGAGAGAGTGATGCAATAGATTCTAGCTATTTTGTTAGGTAGAATTTACAACAGCTATAGATAAAGTTAAACCCCACCGAGGAGATGGTGGGGTGTTACATGGAACACAGTTACCGAGACAGCACATTTCGTGCTATTGTTGAGGGTTGTCTCGTGGTCTTGCCGGGTAACTAAAGATGATAGCTGTTCCATGGGAAGAAAGGTATTGTGTGTCTGTGCCTAACCACGTAACAAGGAGGAACCAGGCACAGATATTATGGTTGTAGTTAGAAAGATTCTACACCACTGCTACAAGATGTGCTATGGAAGTGCTACCTCCATCTACCAATCATTATACTCTTTGCGCAGTTCTTTGGCAATCTCCTTGCAGCTCTTTCTGCCTGATTTGATGTTAGCAAAGTCACGCTGGAGCATAGTAAGATTACGCTCGCCTATCTCCTCTAGAAACTCTGTAACACGTCCCTCGACGTTGCAAATGTCTCCGTATAGGCGTATATCTTTCTCGATGCGCTCTAGGATCGTTTGTGTTACTGGGCTCTTAGGAATGTGGCACTGGATGCCAGCCATAACAAACTGTAGTGTCTCCTCTGACTCTTTTAGGTCTTGTTTAGTTTTCTGTGTCTTGTATGTCATTATAGTACTCCTCTTTGATTTGTTCCTTTAGACGACATAGTTCGTTTGAAGTGTTCGTGATCTTGGTGGATAGCTCTCTGAGCCATTCTTTCGTATCTGAGCTGAGGTAGGTAAGTCCCATCATCTGATACACTTGCATCGAGATAGATAGCAAATCTAGAGAGTGGCTGAACACATTCTTGTCTATTGATGCTATTGATCGCTCATCCTGTTTGAAAAAACGAACTGTATCACAGCCACTAGTGTCACGCCATACGCCGTCTTTATCCTTTTCTGATACATGCACTCGCAGATAATCGTCGGCGTTAGCTTCTCGTAAAGACATATTAAATTCTTTGATAGCTTCTCTTTTTGTGTGTATATCTGCTGTCGGCATTGGGTTATCTGTGAACACGCTTGTCACCGGCTCCCAGGTTTGCGCTTTACCGTCTCTTTTTACTGCTACGATTCTATACATTATTCTTGCTCTCCATTTAGTGCAAACCTCCGTTCTTTGATAAGATGATAATGAGTCTGTTCGTCCTCTATTCTCTCCTTAAGTTTTACGCTCAATATATTACAGCTGGATGCTTCTTCGATTGCTCTGCGATATTCCCTGAGTGCATCTGTGTACTTGCAATACAGATTGTCTGGAGAGTCGCCATATTCAAACCTGGCTTTGGTTGGGTTCCAATATACTGTAGATCCACTTTCACTGATGGCGTCAACTGTGTAAAATCTTTTCATTCTCCTTCTCCTTTAAAATTAATTGGATAATTCTTTCTCGTGCGTTGTAAACCATAATGTCCTCGATTACTTTCGTATCACTTTCTAAGTATTGATCTGTAATATCTGCTAGCATGCTAAACTCCCGTTGCTAGGTATACTAACCCTGATAGAGCTAGATATACCGAATATAGCAAGCTAAGGAATAGTACAGATAAGAATACTGTAGTGATAAAATCCATCCATAGTTTTCGTAATACGCTAGCTTGTCGATACTCATATGTTTCGTGTAGCCCTTCGATTGCTGTAGTAAACATTGTTATTCTCCTCTTTCTGCCCACCACATTGTTTTGTTGTTAGTTACTTGACTGTGCTCATCAACCAGCGCTGCCAGAGAGCTTTCATATTGCGTGCCCAGCTGTTCTTGATACGGAAGGCGTACCAGTCGTGGTGCATTTGCTCGATCATGCCCTCGTTTTCCATCTGCTCGAGTTTGTAAGTTACGTTGTCCATTGTTGTGTTCCTTTCCTTTGGTTATGTTTCTACTATACTCCGTGTTGCTTACGATTGCAATACTTTTTTACGACTTTTTCGAGTCTTTTTTACAACGTTTAGGTGAGGGCCAACTGGTATCCATTTGTCGTCTTGCCATAGGTATAATGTTAGGTCTTTATTTTGAGAAAATATTGTGCGAAGTAAGCTTGGATTTGCTCGAATGGCTAATGATACAACTCTCGCGCCAAGACGGCTCTCAGCGCGAGTTAATGGGCTATTCTTCATATTCTAGTGCTCCTAACGATTCAAGGTCTTCATCTGGTGTGTGTGGCTTCTGGCGTACTTTTGTTTCTGCATATATGTCTTTGTCGTCTGGATCGTCTAGCGCTGCCTCGCTGCTAGAGATGCCGGTTACTGGAGGTAGGTTGTCCATGCTCTATTTACCCTCTGTATATGCTTTAATGAATTTATCACGAGCTTCCTTGTTCGCCATAAGCTTAAAGTCGTGGCCGCAATGTTCTCGCCATGCCTTGGCTGCTTCAGCTTCAGGGCCTGTGCTGCGGTTATCTTTCTGATCGCCCATAGCGAGGCGCTGCTCTGGAGGCAATGCGCTATCTTCTTTGATCATCTTCATGTGCTGTACTGCACCCTTGGCAAACATTTCTGTGGTGCCGTCCGCCATCTTTACTGGCATGAGCCCGAAAAACTCTACCATTCTTTTTACTTCTTGTTGTGTGTTCCCTTCAATGGTGTGTACCGAGCCATCATAGGTGGTGATTTGATATTTTGTCATAAAGCATTTTCTCCTCTCTTGCTTATGATTCTATTGTATATCTAGTCACCGTAAAAGTCAACGTTATCGTAATCGATTTTGCGAGCTTTTTCCTCTCGCTGTCTTTGGATCAGCTGCTCGATCTGTGCTGCCTTAGTAATAAGGTCGTACACAGTCTTTACTGTTGGTTTAAACTCATATTGCCACTTAGGGAACATGAGCCGCATAAAGTCGAAATAGTTTACTGCTGACTCTAGGCCACGGGTGCGAACCACCTCTTTTACCCATTTGCGAGCCTGGTTGTGGTTCGTAATAGAGATACCGAGTGATTTTGCCGCATCGTAAAACGCTTTCTCTGCTGGGTCATAGTTCTTGCGTGCGCTCGTCATAGGAGTAGCTAGGTCACCGTATGGGTTAGCTGTAGCAGTTTGTTGTTGGGCTGGCGCGTTATTTGATACTGTTACTACCTCTGTTGAGGTGCTATTAGGCTGCGTATTAGCCTCGATTTGCTTGGCTGGAGCTTGCTCTGGTTGTTTCTCTGCTTCTACCGCGGCATCTGATTCGGCGATAATCTCTGCTGCAATCTCGTCAGAAAAGGCTTCATCGATAATATTACCGCGGCGATCCATGTTGCCTTGTTTATCGTTTCGCTTAATCCACTCGTTATATTCAGCATTGGTGAGCTTGCGCATCTTTATCTCACCGTTATCTACTGGCTTCTCCTCTGGTAGAAGCTCCTCAACAGTGGTAGCTGGAGCAATTATAGGGTTTTTGCTTTCTGTCAATTTACCGTTCATAAGCGCTTCAAAGCGGGCTGCTGCTGCATTATCGCCCTTCTTGCGGAGGCATTGGATTTTAGCCATCTGTAGCTCTCGTGGGCTGTTGAGAAAAATCTCATCATATTCATCATTGCTGTAATTTTCGACGACATTATTGAATGTTTCTGAGGCTACCTCCTCATCATATTTGTTATCGAGCAGCTCCTCTTCTGGGGTAGTAATTGTTGCTGGCTTATCTTCAAACGTAAAGTCATCCTTAACCTTAGCATCTTCCTTGTATGACTGCTCCCACTCTACTGGCCTTACCTCTGTGCCGTCTTGTTTGTATACCTTGCGGTTATCTTTATCTACGATGAGTAGCGGGTAAATACATTTACGCTTCTGGATACCCTTGCTTTTATACAACTCTACGTGGATCCAACCAGCCTTACTGAGTAGGCTAAGGTAGCGTTTGATTGTCCGAATACTACAGTAATTCTCACGTGCAAGCTTCTCATTGCCAACTTTAGCGTACCCATCATTCTGAGATAGATACTCGATCAACGTGTATAACTGTGCGATTGTTTCGTTGCATGTCCTGCCGTCCGCTAGGTAAGCACGAATAAGTGGCGCGTACGTTGTCCGGTAAAACCTGACTGGCCCGTTGTTACTTGTCATAATCTTTATCCTTTCCTGAAAACGAAAACCGCCTACCGAGATAGAACTTTGCTTGATAGGCGGTAAGCGGTTTACGTTTCCGTTCTATCTATTCTATCAAGCTGTCTTAAGTATAACGCACTAAAACAATTAAATCAATACCTTCCGCTTATCTTTTTTATAAAA